TGACATCCTCAAAAATGACAATCTTGACAATTGTGCCGAACTGTGCTATTGCATCCGAATCCTGGACGAAATCCACACCACCATTCACGCTTTCAATGGTCAGGCGCTTTTCTGTGTCCTTTCCTTCTTCGTCCTTTACCTTTGCACCCAGGGGGATAATGACTGTTGCAATGTCTTCCCCCTTTCTGCTCCGTTTCAGGTCAAGCAGGTTCTTCCCGAAGGTGATCTTCTGGGGTGACAGCAGTGTGGATTCTGCCAGATAGTCAAGATAGTTCACACCGCCTTCATGCCGTACCTGAAGGAAACCACCCAGCATGTCAACCAGCTTTTTGGTGATGACATCCCAGGTGGTCACATAGTCGATGTCAGACCGGACAATGTAGTTGTTCGGATCCGTGACGGTCACTTTGCCAAGGGTGAAGTGCTTTTCCGGGTCAACCTGGGCATTGTGAATGGAAAGAAGCATCCCCAAAAATTCAGGGATGCTTCCGGTGAAATCGTATGGTCTTTGAATGCTGTCAATCAGGAAGGCCAGTTCTCCTTCACAGGAAAAGGTCTTTTCATTGTGCCAGCCCACTTCTTCATCCAGCGCCCTTCCACGGAACAGAAGGAAATCATCCTGCCAGACCTGAAGAATGGACTTCATCCTTTTCACAAAGGGAAGTCTGGGGTGGTCAGGATATGCGGTGAACACAAAGGATCCCGTCTTGTTCAGTTCCAGTTCCACAGAAGGGTCAAAAACCTTCAGGCTTTCTAAATTGTCATGGTGAAGAAGATTTCCGTCACTGTATACCCTATACATAACCGCTCCCCCAATCAAAGCATTCTCTGCTGATAGGTGAAGGTGATGGTTCCGGTGCCTTTGACGGTGACCGTGTTATCACCTTCCGCAAGTTCCAGTTCCGGCAAAGTGTAGCTTCCGCTTCCCAAGTCCCACACATTGCCCGTGCCGTATACGATGTTTAGCCCAGCTTCAGACGAAATGGTGACTTCCGGAACCACCCTTTTCCTGCTGTTAGGAAGGATGATGGCTTCCGTTCCGGCAACATTCCTGGTGATGACAGTGGGACTGCTCTGCCTTTTGTAGGGTTCACAGTCGCAGTCAATGGTCAGCTTTCCAATGGTCTTTTCAGCCTTCCATTCAGACACGCTGACCCGGCCAGTGTAATACCAGCCGGGATCTTCGTCCAGGGTGATTGCCATGCGTTTCCCGTGCAAAGCGTTCTGCACTTTCGAAAACAGTGCCGGGAATTCAGAAGTGGGAACCATCGTTGAAAATTCAAAGGACAGGTTCCGGTTGCTGTATTTCGTTTCCCCGAAAAATTCAGTCAGATCCAAAACACCATCACCCCCCGGAATGTCAATGGTTTCCGTTTTGGGTGATGGTGTTCCAATCGTCTTGTTCGCAAGGATCAAATAAAAATCATGGAATGAATGATGGTTTCCAAATCTGATTCCTTTCATGGCAATACCCCTATTCTGTTTTTAAGTCAATTCCGTAGCCGTGATGGTCCCGCTGTCATCCACGGTTAGCCGGAATTTCTTCGTGCTCCCCTCCGTGCTGGAGCGGATCACCACCCCATCCACGGATTCGGGCAGGAACTCCTCCGGCATTTTTTCCGTCTGAGATTGCGCAGGGTCAATAAGGGCAATTGTGTGGAACCCGGACTTCTCTACTCCTGCTTCACCTTGCGAAACAGTTCCACCAGTAGCGCGGATGTACGCAGATCGGTCATCCGCAAGAATAGTATTGCTTTCCGGCATACTTTTTGCGGTATGATTCACCCCATCCAGACAAATTACATATTTTTTTTGCTCCCCTGCGGGAATTTCCAAGGCCTCTTCCAGGGCAATGCTTGCTGTATAGAAAGTCTTTCCGTCCACTGCATTCGTTGATTCAAATGACTGTCTCTGTTCAGGAATAACATACTTTTCTTTCAGGATCGGCACCCAATCCAAATCCAAAAGCCTGTTATCCAGCTTGTGGTAGGTTTTGCCACCAACGAATACTGCGCTGGGTGCTTTCAGTTCGCCCACATAAAAAGCGCCGGACTGGCCCATAAAATTTATGCCCTTTGGAAGTGCAACTCCTTCTTCCGTTACGTCTTGAGACAAAACCATTACGAGCTCAGAAACGATATAGACAGGAAATCCGAAGACTTCCGTCATATCCACAACATTGTCTTCTGTGATAGTTTGACTTCCGCCCGGGAGGTCAGGATCTAGCCCAACAATGGTAATTGTTCCTCCAATCAGTTCGGAGCTTTCCACATACTCCGGGGACATGTGCACAAAATACGCCCCTTCACCCAGAGTCACATCTTTGCTCTCAATGTTTCCATCAAAGGTCAGTGTATCCGTTGCTTCCCCGTCACCCTCGATATGCGGCACACCCTCTGCCAGGAATTTACCGGGCATTTTCACAGGTTCCGAAGTAAACCCGTCGATCTTGATGGTCACGGTTTCCCCCGCAGGTTCATCGTCTCGCATAAGGTTTCCACCCACAAAACCATAGCCGTCAGCATAGCTTGTGTAGACCAGGAACGGCTCCCCGGTATCCGTTTTGTCAATGCCCTCCGGCAAGTCGGTAGATTCAACTTTGTCATCAATGGCAGTATTGCCCAATACGATAAGGAAACCGGAGTAACCGTCACCTTCGACCGGGTATTCCCTCGCTGTGCATTCATAGGGCGTACCGCCATAGTAAACGATATACTTTTCTCCAGCCACGAAACCCGGGTCTTCTTTAATTCCTTCCGCTCCTGCCGAAGTATGTTTTCCAACCTGTGTTTCCGGGAATACTTCGAACTGCTGCTCTACGCTTGTGGCAATCCACTCAAACTCCGGCTTGTTCTTGATATGCCCCGGCTCGCCTTCCACCGCGTTCCAGTCGGCACCCTCTCTGACTACCACGGTGCCGGAACCAGCGCCACCGGATTCACCGGAACCACCGGATTCACCGCCAGCGTAACCGTCAGGAAGGCAACGGGGATCGATCTTGTGGATGATGATTTCACCTTCATAGATTCCCATGGTCAGGGTGGTGGAACCATCCAGGGGGAAAATCACGGTATAGGATTCATCCGTGTGGATCGTAAAGGGTTCCCCATTTGCGCTTCCACCGTTTCCGGACAGATCGCCCAGGCCAATCGTGTTAGCGGAAGGTAAGGTCTGCGCAATGCACTTGTAAATGGTGCCGTTCCAGTTGACGGAATATTCCTTTCCTGCTTCCACATTCAGACCGGAATGGTATTCAAAGATCGCCATATTCTCGGTGAAGGGAATTTCCGTTTCGGGAAGGATCGTCACATATTCGCCTTCCACATAAGGAAGACCAGCAGGAAGGAACCTAGCATCCAGCTTTTTGGTGTATTCCCGTCCGGCCCGGATCTTGACGAAGTAGCCCTTGTCGGGAATGTATGTAAAGTCAGTGTTCGCCAGCAGGACACATTCCTTTTCGCTGAAGGTCAGGGTGAAGGGATAGATGTCATTAATCGACTTCACGCCATCCGAATCACCCAGAAGCAGGACAGAACCATCCCCGTCCCTGTCGATGCATTCACAGACATATTCCTGGCCCTGGTAGGTCACGATATAGATTCCACCGACTTCCGGCATGGTGAATTCCAGGATGGTTGCACCGAACCATTCTTCCTTATCAGGCCAGTGGGAAGAAGCGGTCAGATACTGATAGACACGCTGTTCATCCTTATTCACCAGGACTTCCCGAACATCACTGAAGGGCTTATTCCTGATGTATCCGGGGTCATAGGACTGGGCTTCCCAATCGGAAGGGGGAATGAATTTCGGGTCAATCATCTTGACCTGGGGGCCTTTCACCATGACCGCAGCATAGCCGGAAATATTCAGCGCATCCTGGTCAATCCGGATTGCCGTTTCATCATAGGCAAAGACAATGGCAAAGGGAAGGCCGTTGTCATTGCCACCGTTCCACTTATCATTACCCAGAAGCAGGACGGAACCGTCACCGTTCACATCAATGCATTCACAGACATATTCATTGCCTTCCAGATGGATGGAACAGTTAAGACCAGGCTTGGGCTTCAGCTGCACACGGTCTGTCAGGTAAGCGCCATACCAGTTGGGATCGCCCCAATAATCCGTTGGCGGTGTCTGGGTTTTGAAGAAGAAGGTATAATAGGGAATCAGGTCATATACATCTTCACCAAAGGGCTTGTTCTGGATATAGCCGGGGTCATCCTTCGTTGCTTCCCAGTCACCACCCCGGGAAGCTTCCAGCAGTTCACGCTCCCACTGCTCCAGAATGTCCGCATACATATCCACAATGGCTTCAGAATTGCGGATGCCCTTGCCCACGGAAACCCAGGTGTGAACCGCAGTGTGCCAGGAATACTCCACCACCGCATCCTCACTGACACAGGAAAATTCGATGCAGAACATCAACGGGCCAGCAAACTGGGTTGCATTCTGGGAAATCAGCCAGGAACACAGGACAATATCATCCGCATCTTCACTGATATGAAGGTCTTTCACTTCATAAAGGCCGGGGGTGCTGTTCTGCTTGTCTTCGGATTCATTGATATAGTGAACCCTTACCCGGTTACACAGGGACATATCATGCCCATCAATAAAACGGGGCAGTTCAAAGGTGAACCGCTCCGAATTGTGGTCATACTGTGCCAGGGTGGTTTTGCTATCGGACATGTCCTTGATCGTCTTTGTAACCCTGTCGATTACAAAATGCTTATCGGTATCATATACATTGTGTAAATGTCCCATATTGCATCACTCCTTAAATCAAAAGTGCAATTTCATTGATATAGATGTAGGCCCTTTTTGCATTACTGATACAGTTTCCACCTTCAATAATGACCCCATAGGTTCCTGTCAAATCGGACACATCCATTGTGTGGATCAACGGGTTTCCGTGTTCCCACTCTGTTCCCCGGATTTCCGTTCCTTCGGCATTGACAACCTTGATATGGATTCTCGCTGAATTGCTGAATCCGGTCATCTCCGAACAATAGATGGAAATGGTTTTGTAATTGGTCAGATCATGCATACCTGCATTGATTTCGAAATTCTCTCCCAGACCACCCAGGGGGCAGGTACAGCGGATATAGTCATTTTCAAAGTATGCATTGGCAAAGCCAAACTGAGTGGAAGCCACGCCATCCTTGAAGATGTAGAAATCAGCATTGCTGATCACCGTGCTGAACTGTGTCCATGCGGAATTGACAAACGCATAGGCATCCATGACCTGGAAGCTGCCACTCACATACTGCTTGCAGGAAATGGGATAGACCATCAGCATGTTTTCCTTCACCGCATTGATCTCCACAGCGGAACCAGAACCAACCATGATCCACACGGTGCCTTCCGGGATTCCATAGGGTTCATAAGCGGAGAAAATCCACATGGGAATATTGACATCCGTGTTGATCCATATGGTGTTTTCCTTGGGGCTGGGGGGCTGTGAAGTGCCACCCAGCACCTTGATATTCATGGAGGAACCAACGCCCCCACGCCTCATCATAAACGCTTCACCCATGTCATCACTTCCTTACACACTTGATTTTTACATCAAATTCTGTTGCCGGGATCTCCTTCACAACCACCTGAAGAAGATCCTTGAAGGCATAGAACCCGGTCACAACGGAATATGCATCATTCAGCAGTTCGATCCGGGACTGTTCTGCATCACTGGCATAGGAAATGTCAACAATGGGTTCGTCACTGTCCAGAAGTCCCTTGCAGGAAATGTTCTGGAAGTAACCGCCAGACCGGGCACCCCATCCGGTGGTGGGAACCGTGACCTTGTAGGACTGGGACACGGCACCAGTTGCGATTTTCTCAGCAGTTACAGCACCGTTTGCCAGCTTCTTCGTGGTCACGGAACCATCCGCAAAGATGGTTGCCATGGAATAAAGCTGCTCCACCTTTTCAATGTTCAGGCCGTTCAGCCGTACCCGGTAAAGGGGCATTTCTGCCTTCAGAACATGGTCATTCAGGATGTCATCGCTTGTCCAGGAAGGATCCGCAGCGGTTCCCGTGGTTGCCGTGCCCTTGATGACCACCAGGTTGCAATCCTCCACACCGGAAGAACTGTCCTTCGTGTACTGGGCAACAATCAGGTCATTTCGCTTGTTGCCCTGGGCACCGTTTTCAATGGCAAGGTCAACATAGGTGCCTTCATTCAGCCGGATGTGTCTGCCTTGCATAAGCAGGTCACCATCAGCAATGCGGATGCTGTTATTGGAAATTACCGTTGCCTTCAGCTTGCTTCCACGGTTCAGAACATACTGACCTTCCCCAAAGATGGCAGCGTTCATGCTGCCATGGTCAGCTGCTGTGACATGGGCCTTCCCCTGGTGACCTGTTACAAGATGTAAATTCGCCATAAGCTATTCACCCACTTCATAAGAAATTGAAATCAGACCATCACGGATGGTCACTATTTTTTTACGGATTGCGGATGTTGCGCTGATCCCCGTGATGCTGTCTGTTGCTCCGACCTTATCACCCACATGATAAAAGTCTGAAGTGTCATCCAGTTTGATCACCATTTCATCCGTCAGCCACAGGGAAGCAAGGTGTTCCTTGCCCTGTCTTATCAGTTCTTCTTCCGATTCAACGGATGAATAATCATAAACCGCTGTATATTCATCCATTCCGAACTGGGTCTGGGTCTGGCTGATGTTTCCGGAAGCATCGGCATACAGATGGACAACCATTCTGTTCTCCATTTCTCCGGTACCCAGGCAGACAAGATGGTTGACAGACCGAATCTTTTTCTTCAGCTGCATGTTCACCAGTTCCGGGTCAAATTCTTCATCCGAAGCAAAGTCATACCGCTCCACTGCGGATAGGACAACCATTCCATCCTGGTACCTGACAGCCAAGCGCATTCCAACGCTGTTCAGCATCTTCACAATGCCACTGTAACCGTCCGTAAAGCGGTCAAACTGGAAGTTCTTGATGCTGGCACCGGAATCCCCGTTCGTTGCTTTGAACAGGCTGGAAAGGCCTAGGCGGTTCACAAGGAACTGAATGCATGCATTTGCTTCACCGCTGATGACCAGATAGCGGTCAGCATAGGAAGCACCGCTTGCATCCATTTCCCTGATGGTCACGGAAGAAGTGGATGCTTCACCGCTCTGCAATGGCAAGATGACCTTGCTTCCAAGGATTCCGTGCCATGTCCTGCCGTAATAGACCACTTCCGCTGTTTCACTGATGACTTCGATGCTGTCCACCGTTCCACCGTATTCCGTGCCTTCGATATACAGATAGTATCCGGCATCACAGCAATGGAGCGCAGAAGAAATCCGGCATTCGAAGTCATTTTCATTGGCTCCGAATGCCAGATCCATTTCAAAATCCTGAAGAACACCCTGGTCAACCATTTCAGAATTCATGTATATCAAATCCATTTGGGTTCCGACCTTTCTTCCATCAGGATCACATCAAATCCAAAATCACCGTTCCATGTCACGGGGTTGGCACCGGAAGGGATCTTTTCGAAAATATAAGAACTTTTATTTCGATTATTGAACTGATTCACCGTGGAACCGTCATTCCGGGTGGTGAAGATCTTCTTTGCCGTGGAATCAATGGTCAGGTATTCCCCATCTGCAACCGTGCAGTCAACCTGGTAGGTGTGCCCAGCAATATTGATTGACGGATTGACACACGGGCCATATACCACAATTTTGAAGTTTGCCGGTACGAAATGCCCATTGACAAGGGATGTGCTTGCAATATCCGTAAGATAATCAAAGGAAAAATCAAACGGATAATCCACACCGTCACCGATTTCTTCAGCCACACCAAAGGTCTGCAT